TTATAATCCAGAGATTTAATTTTTTCTCTTTGTATTCTTATTTTATCTTTAATTAAATTATTCATGGCAGAAAAAATACGAATATCTAACAGATCTTCAATAACTTCTCTACGATTACTACCTGTCAATTGCATGAAAGGAACAAATGTACTACTTCCTAATATTACAATTTGTGTAAATGATTTATAATTTACCTTTAATATTGTTTCCTCTAGTATTTTTTGACTCGTTCGATCATCTGCCTGTTTATGTAGTGGATTACCATTGACTTCAATATCAAAAATATTAGGTTTGATTCCTCTCCTAATTAGATAATCACGGTTATTAACAGAAAAATTTATCTCTACAAGACAATCTCTCTCATTGACGGTATTAACTAATTGTGATTTATTAATTTTACGAAACGGTTTATTAAAGAGACCAAATGTTAGTGCATCTAACATAGTTGATTTCCCAGATCCATTTGTACCAACTATCAAATTGGTTTTGTGTTCTAAAAAATTTACTTCAGACCAATTATTACCAGTGCTCAGAAAATTTTTCCATTTAATTTTTTCAAACGTAATCATTTTTTAGGTGGAATCACAATATCATTAGGGGTTATTATAGTATACTTGTAATTGTAAAATTTACAAGTGCGAAGAGCAAGATCGTCCTCTACTTCAATTAAATCCATTTCACCACTATCTTGATCCTCTAACATCATAGCATATCTTTCGGCATCATCTTCTTCCTCAAACATAAACAATACTTTATTACCATACTTGTCGTAGACAGAGTAAGCACCTTCATCTCTTTTATCTTTTAGTGTAATGATCCACATCATTCTACCTCGCAAGCTTGTCGATAAATGTCTTGGAATATATCTTTAATAATTGTTTTATCAAATTCAATTTCAGACTCATCAATGTAACGATTTAAAATTGATAATGTATTCTCATCTTCATCAATATCAAAAGTTTGATTCTCTGCTATTGCAAAGTTTTCAATAATCTTTAAATCTTGAACACCAGAACTGTAAAGTTTATCTATGAATTTCTCAAAATCTTTTGAGTTAGACTTTTTACGAACAATAACTTTTACAATTTTATTCAAATACTGAGTTGTATTGAACAATTTATAATTTGTATCATCATAGTATATGTTATAAAATAATTTATAAGGATTGTTAATTGGAGTATGTTCTAGAGTATCTGTGTCGAATATATGGAATCCTCTTTCATCATTAACATCATTCCAGTACATTTCGTAAGGATTTCCAAGATAATATATCTTTCCATCATTTGAACGAGTATGGAAATGTCCAGAGTAAACCTTTTCAAACTTATCAAACATTCGAATATCAGTTCCATTTTCCATTACATGACCACGAGTTGCTTGGAATCCATTCAATTCAAGATGACCCATGACAACTTTTGCATCCGTGCTGTCAATTAAATTTTTAGTTTCTTCATAATTCTCAGAATTAATCCAAGGAAGAAGTAATATCTTCAAATTGTCAAGAGTTACTTCCTCTGCTCTATTGTAAATCTTTATGTTTGAATAATTCTTTAACAAAAGATCTGGTGAATTGACATCATTAGTATTCTTATAGTAACAATCATGATTACCAATACTGATATGAACATCATATTTCTGAAGTGGATCTAATACAACTCTTTTTGTCCACTCAAGACTTTGTAAATCAATTGACTTCCGACTATCAAATATATCACCCATATGAACCACAGTATCCACCTGGTGCTCTTCTAAAGAAGGAAAAAAGATATCACGATAAAATAGTTCAAAGTAATCATGAAGAAACTTTGAACCCTTTCTAGCACCGTAGTGGGTATCTGTAATTATGGCAACCTTCATCTATTGTTACTGCGATACTGTATGTTATCTTTAATTGTATTATATTCTGAGTTACTTCCAGATAGTGAATTATCATCTACATTCATAACTTCATCAAATCCACTTCTTTCAATGATCTTTGTTTTAATATCTAATTGTTTCTTTTCTTTTTGAATTCTTCTGAGAAACGCATAATGTATAACCTGCGTAAAGTATGCAAAAGGATTTTTGGATTTCTCAGGATCAAAGTTATGTATGTACTGAACGCAATTTTCGATTCCATCTGATATCATGTCCTCCCGAAACATGTAGTTTACAAAGTTTGGTTTATATGACAAGTGTGTTGCAATCTTTAAAAAACACTCTCCAAGATAGTTTGTAATTGGTGGTTTGCCTTCCCACGGTCCTGACTTTGGAGGATCTTGATCATATTTCTTAATAAACTTTTCTTTTGCTATAGCAACTTTACCCCTATAGACGACCATTGCCTCTAGTAACTGTTTGTTATTAACGTAATGTTCTGATTTCTTTTTTGGCATATGGTATCTGTGTCATGTATGTATTATAACATATTTTCAAAAGTTGACAAGCTTGACAAGATATTCAATTGTGTGTACAATACCCTTGTGAGGGTTGGAAGAGATATTAGTTTTCTTTAATATTAAATAGGTCCTCTAAGTTCTTACGGGCATCTTCGACAGAAGATATGTATCCCATTCTTGAGTCTGGTTTGATTGATCCGTCTGGTTCTTTAACTTTCAACTCTTCTTCCTCACCTGAAATATAGTGATGGTATATATCAATTAACTTTTGATCTTTACTTTCAGACATTGTAATAACTTTATCAAGTTTTATCATAAAAAAATCTTCTTCAACTAGTTGAATCCATGGTTTAACTTTAATAAATCCACCATTTAATGTTGTTGAATATTGAATGATCAATGGATTCTGCAGAATTATTACAGGATTTTCTTCATTATCATCCACAGATATGAGAGAAAAGATCTCTTCTCCCGAAACTAATTTTAGAATTGCGTAGTACTCTTCTTCCATCATTTTTTTAGTGGTATGTTTACTATATCATAATTAAAATTTTCTTCATTGTAAATTTTAATTCTTTCAATTAAATGATTCAAGGTATAATTCTTTTTTGACTTATACCGAATATCATCAGCAATATCATATAAAGTCGCTTTTGCTTTTTGATTTCCTTTTCTCAGTATTCTTCCAATTGATTGGAGATTACGTATTCTTGATTTTGAAGGAGATGCAAAAATTATGTTATGTAAATTTTTGATATTAATCCCAGTGGAAAAAGTCCCGTACGAGGCAACGATAATAGCATTATTCTCTTGCTCAGTGATTTCTCGAATTTTTTCTCGGTCTTCGGTTTCCACTCCACCATGAACAAAAAAGACATGACGATTTTCTATGATGTTACTATTATTTATCAGATTGTAAAGAGGTTCTCCGTGCTTCTCAACTCTTGCGAATAAAATCAAGGTGTTTCCCTTAAGATCAAGTGCAAGATTTTTAATAAAGTTGTTTCGACGATCATGACCGATGATATACTGAACTTCTTCTTCAAAGTTTTCAAATTTATTCGGTGGGTGTTTCAATAGAAGTACATTGATGTCTAGTTTGGCAAGATGCCCTTTCTTCATAAGCTCGTCAGTTTTAATGATCTTATAGGAAGGTCCGAACAATCCCTCAAGAACCCACTTGTGAGTTTCAGTTCCGTCCAGTGTGCCAGTAAATCCAAACCTATATTTTGCACCATCAAGTTTTGTCATTATAGATATTAATGACTTTGATTTAAATTGGTGAGCCTCATCCCCAACCACAACAGAGAATCTCTCAAAATACTTTCTGGGGAGTTTGTAGATTGACTGCCAAGTCGTAATGATTACCTGAGAGTCCGTCTCTCGTTCTTTACCTGCATATACTTTGTGGCAAAATGAACCAACGTCCCATCCATAATCTGCAAAATCTTTATACATCTGTTCTACTAACGATGTCGTCGGAACGACTATCAAAATATTTTTCTTCCTACCAACGTAGTATCTCACAATCGAATATATCATCAGAGACTTACCCGATGCAGTTGGAGATATCAATAATTTTCTATTATGTCTTAAGGCGTCGTATACTCCATCTATCTGATAATCTCTGGGTTGATATTTAGATATCGAATTCATATAGTCCTTGACACCCTCAAGTGATATCATATCATTGGTTTCAAAAGGCAATCCATAGTATTCACTATCTGTGAATTCATATGTGTATGCGTGATCTTTACAGAATTGTATGATTCGATCAAGTAG